CTTGGACCAGAACCAATCTATACAAATGATTCAGAATTTACCAGTACTAACTGGGCTAAAGGCGTTCATTGGTATAACTACTTCTATAAACAAAAAGACTATATGGTCACAACTCATCAGTTTTGTAAAGATGTAATGGGATGGGATAAAAAGAAGATAGCAGTACTTAAAAGACTTAAAGACTACAGATTTATGAAAGTTAATAAGTCTATTAAAATGTATTACAGAGGATGGCAATATCCTGACGAACAGCTTACTGCAATAAAAAACTTTATTGATAAACAATATTTAGTAGCTCTTAAAGAAAAGAAAGTTGAAGATGCTAAAAAAGCTGATATAGTTATTATCAGTCCAGCTGAAAGAACTCGTATGAAAGTTATGGAAACAGTATATCATGACTTTGATTCTACTATTGTTGAAGGTTGGCTCGAAGGAGAGTTTAAACAAAAATTTAATGCCTTCAATAGATTTAAAGCGCATGGTCTTAAAGGTAACGCAATTAATATATTTAAGAATCTCTTAGAAATCGAATATAATAATATTAAAGATGCTTATGAAAAGAACTGTGAACAAGCTGTAGAAGGATATTCTAACTTTACTAAAGGTGAAAAGAATAAAATGATTAAACAGCTTGAAGAGATATTTGTTGACTTACAAAGACTTAAAGATTCTTATAAAGCAACAAGGACTACTAAAGTTAAAAAAGTAAAAGCTTCAGATCAACAAGTATCTAAGCTGAAGTATTGCGCAGAAAACTTAGATGCTAAATTGACATCTATTAATCCTGTTGCGATACCAGGTAAAACTAAATTATATGTTTATAACTGTAAGAATAAAAAGCTTATGGAGTATGTAACATCATCAATAGGTGGCTTTGAAATATCAGGTACATCGATAAGAAATTTTGAAAAAGAATCTCGACAAGCTACATTAAGAAAGCCTGATGAGATATTACCAATGATTCTCAATAAGACTGAAAAACAAATTGATAAGATTTGGGACACATTAACAACCAAAATAGATAAACCCACAGGAAGAGTTAATGCTGACTGTATTTTAATGAGAGTATTTTAATGTCAGATAATCCAGTAGAACAAAAAGTAATGACAAAGAAAAGATTTTCTGCAGCAGTAGAACATCTTGTCGCTAATAACAATATGTCTTATATCGATTCAGCAGCTTATATAGTTGAACAAAGAGGTATGGACTATAAGAATATGAAGAAGCTTTTAACAGATTCTTTAAAACAAAAGATTGAAGAAGAAGCAGCAAGCTTAAACTTAATCAAAATCAAAAGGACCAATAAATTACCGCTATGAATGATCCGTTTGAATCTTATAAACTATATAATGCGCTTAAACTCCATTTCGAAACAGATGGATATGATGCAGTTAAATACCATTATAAGACAAACGTAAAGCCAACATCATTCTTTAAACGTAAAGATAAATACTTCTTTGCAAAGCTTGCTAATACATATGAATCAGAATTAAAAGAATTCTATATAGCAAACTTTAAGAATGACGTTAAGTATGTCGGTGATATGCTTAACGAAGGCGGTGAAAGGTACTATAGAGACCATAAAAAAATTATGGAATCTCTCAGCTATCAGTTTCAAACTGATATAAATAAACTTAATGATATGGATATATCGTTTGATTCTCTCTTAATGGCAGAAGATAACAATCATCCATTGATTATAAAGCTTTGGATGCAAGAAGAAATACAGTTGGAAACAATTGTAATCTTGGATTCAATACTTGGGTTTGTAGAACGTGAAAATAATAAGATAACAGATACAATTATTTGGCCTGATATCTATAGAAAGATTATGAAATACAAACCTTTCGTAAAGTTCGATAGAGATAAATGTTTAAATTTATTAAAAAAGACCTTTACAAATGCCACGTAATGTGGTATAATATAACATACATTATGAATAAAGTGGATAATTCAGTAAATATACGGAGAAAATAATATGTCATTAGACAATCTAAAGAGCATGCGAGGCTCATCAATCGATAAACTCGTAAAAGCGGCGGAAGCAGTATCAACAACAAAGACAGAATCTAACAGCTATGCTGACGATAGATTCTGGAAACCGACCAGAGATAAAGCAGGTAACGGTTATGCAGTAGTCAGATTCCTACCAGCCAAAGAAGGTGAAGATCTTCCTTGGGTAAGGTATTGGGACCACGGGTTTAAAGGACCAACTGGCTTATGGTATATCGAAAACTCTTTAACATCTATTGGACAACCAGATCCAGTGAGCGAATCAAATGGTTTACTTTGGAATTCAGGTCGTGATGAAGATAAAGCTCTCGCAAGAGAAAGGAAAAGAAGGTTACATTACGTATCAAACGTATTAGTTATATCTGATCCGGACAATCCACAAAATGAAGGAAAGGTATTTCTTTATAAGTTTGGTAAAAAAATCTTTGATAAGATTATGGATGTCATGCAGCCTCAGTTCGCTGACGAAGAACCAGTAAATCCTTATGATTTCTGGGAAGGTGCTGACTTCAAAATTAAAATCAGAAAAGTAGAAGGGTGGGTCAATTATGACAAATCAGAATTCTCTTCACCTTCAGCCCTACACGGCGGAGATGAAGCAAGACTTACTGAAGTCTATGACAAAATCTATTCTCTTGGAGATTTCTTATTACCAGAGAACTACAAAACTTATGATGAGTTAAGTATGAAGTTAAATAAAGTATTAGGTGTAACAGCCGGACATACTGCAGCGCCAGAACCGATGTTGCAACAAACTTCAGCGCCAGCTCCGACTATGGAATCAGCCGATACGAGCTTTCCACCAGCGGACAATTCATCAGATGAAGATGATACACTCAGCTATTTTGCGAAACTCGCTAAAGAAAGTTAATTTGAATTAATTTGGAAAGGACTCGAAAGGGTCCTTTTTTTATGTGTAAGTATTTGCCAACATACCACCAACAGCATCTACTGCTTGATTAGCAGCGTTTGATATTACTGTTACTGTATCACCAGCTCTTTGTTGTATGTTATATAATGCAGTATCACGTCTTGCAGCTTCCTGATCAGTCATCCTTGGTCCTGTAAAGATTTGATCTCTTAAAGCTTTACCTTCTTTAGATTTAGCCTCAACTAACATTCCTTTTCCGTCCATACCGTCAGCTTTTGCTTTAAGACTATCAATAGCAGCATCTCCAGCATTAAAGACTTTACTAAATCCTTCTTTAAATCCTTCCAATGGTGTATCACCACCAGGTGCTAAATTAGCGATCGCTTTTAATCCGCCAGCTGCAACAGCATGAGGAAACGTAGCAATCTTTTTAAATACTTTTAATAGATTAAGAGAAATATTCTTTATCAATCCACCAATGCCAATATCAGCAATAGTATCTTTCATACGTGCAAAGAAGTTTATAATAGTATCAGTAACAAAATCAAATGCGTTACCTACAATTTCTTTGAATGAGAAAGATGATAAGAATTCAGCCGCTCCTTCGAATCCAAGAGCTCCTGCCAATTTACCTAATATAAATCTTGCGCCATCTAAGAGAAACACTGGGCCCATGAGTAATAGATTTTTAAATCCACCCATAATACCACCAAAGAGTTTAGTTAAGAAACTACCATCTTCATACTTTTTAAATCCTTTAAAGAAACCTACTATAAAGTTAAATACGCCGAAGAATCTACCAAGAACTCTACCTACACCTTTAAAAGCATTTCCTACTCTTGCTAAAAATCCAAATACAGTTTTAATTGGTTTTAAAGTTTTAAAGAATGTTACTATAGATGTTCCCATAGTATTAACAACTTTACTTCCAGTTCCTAAAGATTTACCAGCAGCATCAACTGATTTAATAATAACACTTGCTTGGCCAGTAAATAATCTTATAAGTCCATTTAATGGTTTAAATAATGTATTAAGCGCCTTTGAAATTCCTTGCATTAATTTAGAATTTACTGGAAAACTAAACTTAAGTTTAGTCAAAGATTCTAAAGCTGCAAATCGTCCTGCAAGAAAACCTGTAGCAGCTGCAGCGACTTTTACAATATTACCAACCATAGTACTTAGAATTCTAACAGTATCGATAAATACAAGCTTTAACTGTGTAAACGATTTCATCATAAATCCTGGAGGTTTATTACCCCTTGACTTAAACAAACCTGTAAAAGCTTTAAATCCATTAGTCACAGTAGTTTGAATACTTGTTCTTAAACCTTTAAAGAATCCTGGAAAACCAAGTACCTTACCAATTTTTGTACCAATTGCAGATAAACCTTTACCTATAAGTTTAAATGGT